CCTGCATAAACCGACCAAAACGAAATACACGCCGCTGAACTACTCGACGAACAGACTCGACGGCAAAGAGCCTTCTGTTTTTCTGGTGGATGAAGTCGGAGCTCTGCCTACTGCCTACGCGATCGGAGCCATGCGATCCGGTCAGCTCCTGGTACAGAACAGGCTCGGTTTCCTGATTTCTACAAAGTATCCGACAAGTCAGAATCCATTTGAAGACGAAGTCGCCTATTGCAAGAAAGTTCTGGACGGTCTGATAGACAATGAGAAGGTTTTTTCGCTCCTGTATGAACCAGACAACACGAAGGACTGGGCAACAGATGACAGGATTCTGAAGCACGCAAATCCTCTTGCACTGGAACTGAAGCCGGTGTGGGATGAGCTTGTGGACAGCAGGCGGGACGCAATCGAGGTTGAGAGCCAGAGAGAAAACTTCATTACTAAACACTGCAACATCATCTATCAGGGTGTCGGCACTGAAAATTACATTTCCGCCGACCAGCTGCAGGCCTGCCGGACAGAGGCGATTGACTGGACGGGACGGATTGTCTATGTGGGCGTTGATATGGCAATCACTAATGACAACTGTTCTGTCGTGATGGTAAGTGTAGACGAGGAAGAAAACATCCTGTCTCTGCCAATGGTATTCATTCCGGAGGGCAGGATAGAGGAAAAGACACGGTTCGAAAAGTTTGATTACAGACAGGCGATCCTGAAAGGCCAGTGCATAGCATGTGGTGACATGACCGTGGATTATGGAGTGATCGAGGATTACGTTTTCAGCCTGGAAGAAAAATATGGTGTGCAAATACAAGCAATTGGTTATGACCGTTTTAACTGTCTATCTTCTGCTCAAAAATGGGAACGGAAGTACAACACAGTGGAAGTCAGACAGCATTCGGACACACTCCACATGCCGACCAAATTCCTGAAGGAAAGAATCCTCGACAAGAAGTTTCGATATGTAAGCAACCGCTTATATGAAGCGAACTTTGAGAATGCCAGGTGTACATACGATACCGGAATGAGAAGCTATGTGAGCAAGAAAAAAAGTTGCGGAAAGGTGGATGCCACCATGGCGACAATAGACGCCGTGTACCTACTACAGCAAGACATTATTTTCGGCGGGGACGGATTCATAGTCCAAACAGCATAATTCATCAATCAACCATCAGAGAAATCTGGTGGTTTTTTATTGCACAAAAATAAGGAGACACGATGGGCAAGAAAAAGAAGAAAGAAAAGCTACCAGAAATAAGAGCCGACACTCCAGTTATGGAACCGGAGATTTCCAGCGACGTCCTGCTTCGGGCACTGCTTGGTCTGAACGGAAACACGATCACACGGGCAGAGGCTCTGCAGATCCCGACCGTTCAGGCGTGCCTGACGCTGATTTCTAACACAATCAGCAGACTGCCGCTCCAGCTCCTGAGAAAGAAGCGGAACGGTGACATTGAGATTGTGAAGAAAGACAAGCGTGTTTCGCTCCTGAACGACGATACCGGCGACACGCTGACGGCAAAAATGTTCTGGCGGGCGATGATTGAGGATTACTACCTTGGCAAGGGCGGTTTTGCATACATCAATAAACGCCTCAACAGTGTTCAGAGTATCCACTATGTCCGGGATGATGATGTGAGCATCGGCTTTGAGTCATTCGATCCGATCTTCAAGGACTATGACATCCTCGTGCGTGGTTCCCGGTATAACCCGGACAATTTCCTGAAGATCCTGCGCAAGACCAAGGACGGCATGAGAAGCATTTCCATCATCGAGGAAGCGCCACTTGTCCTGAACGTGGCATTTGCAGAGCTCAAGTTTGAGCTTGCTAATGCGAAAAAAGGCGGCACGAAGCGCGGATTCCTGCAGGCAGAGAAAGCATTGACGCAACCGGCTGTTGATGCACTGAAGGACGCATTCCGCAGGATGTACGGTGAATCTGACGAGAATGTGATCATTCTGAATAACGGCGTTAAATTCCAGGAAGCCAGTTCGACAGCTGCGGAACTCCAGATCAATGAGAACAAGGAATCCAACGGGCAGGAAATCTGCAAGCTGTTTGGAATCCCTGCGAGCATGGTCTGCGGTTCCATGACGGGCAATTCCATGACTGATAACGACATGAACCAGTTTATTCGGGCGTGTGTGGCGGTCATGACGGACATCGAATGCAGTTTGAATCGTGATTTACTTCTGGAGTCCGAGAAGGGATCCTACTATTGGCAGTTCGATACCAAAGAGCTGACACGAGGTTCCATCAAGGAACGCTATGAAGCGTACAAGATCGGACTGGAAAAGAACTTCCTGCAGATTGACGAAGTCAGGGAAAAGGAAGACATGGAGCCGCTCGGAATCGACTGGCTGCAGTTGAACCTGAATACGGTCTTCTACAATCCTGATACGAAAGAAATCTACACACCGAACACCAACGCAAGCATGAGACTCGGCGATGGAACAAGCGCGAATGTTGGCACGGTGAGCGGTACAGATACAGAACCAGTGGAAGGAGGTGAGAAGGATGAGAGCGGAACTGAGAGCTGACGGTTTGCATATCAGTGGATATGTCAATGTCCCGGGGAGAGAGTCGAGACCTGTCATTACTCCGCGGGGGCGCGTGATCGAGATCATCGAACAGCGTGCTTTTCAGAAGGCGATTGAAAGAGCCAACAACATCAGGATGCTGTTGGATCACGATCCTGCAAGAGTCCTGGCTGAGACAAGGGCAGGAAATCTTTCCGTGAAGGAAGATGCAGTTGGTCTCCGGGCTGAATCTGTCGTGACAGACCCAGAAGTAATCGAGGATGCAAGGCAGGGCAAGCTGAGAGGATGGTCTTTTAACATCAAAAATCCCGTGGACAGCATCGAACAGAGAGCGGAAGGGCTTCCGATCAGGCACATCACAGACCTCGACATGGACGAAATCACGCTTGTAGTCAACAAGATTCCCGTTTATTCCTCTACCTCCATTGAGGTGAGGGCAGACACCGAGGAATCCGTGGAGTACAGAGCGGACACCATGGATGATGCCGAATTTGTGGACATGAGGGCGGAAGACCCGACACCGGAGCCAGAACCGGAACCCAAACCGGAACCCAAACCGGAACCGAAACCGGATTACCATGCGGAATACCTGCAGAGAATCAGTAATTTGAAATGATGGGAGGATGAAAACTATGAACGAAAAGAGAATTAAAGCACTCACAGAAAAAAGAAATGCAATCATCGAACAGATGGAATCCATGACCGCTGCGGCGATCGATGACAACGGTGAGGAGAGAGCATTCACCGAAGAGGAGCAGGCTCGTTTCAACGAGCTGGAAGCCAGCGCAAAAGCACTGAAGAACACCATCGAGGCAGAGGAAAGAGCCCGTGAGCTTGAGCTGAAGCCTGCAGAAGACAAGAAACCGGAGGAAAAGAAAGAAATGAATGAAGAACTGAGAGCACAGGCCGAGGAAAGAGCTTTTGCTGATTTCCTGCGTGGCGTCGTGTCTGAGGAGAGAGCCGACCTTACCGTTGCGAACGGACAGGCAACGATCCCGACCAGTATCGCCAACAAGATCATCACCAAAGTTTGGGATATCTGCCCGATTGCTGCAAGAGCAACCAGATACAACGTAAAAGGCACACTGACGATCCCGTTTTATCCTGCTACAGAGCTGGGTGGGACCCCGGACATCGCAATGGACTATGCGGATGAGTTTACAGAGCTGACTTCCAGCACTGGCAAATTCTCCAGCATCACGCTGCAGGCGTTCCTCGCAGGCGTGCTGACCAAGGTTTCCAAGAGCCTTGTCAACAACAGCCAGTTTGACATTGTTGGCTTTGTAATCGACCACATGGCCGAGAACATCGCAAGATGGCTTGAGAAGGAATGCCTTGTTGGAACTCAGAACAAGATCGCAGGTCTGTCCACCGTATCCCTTACTCAGACCGCAGCTGCAGCAAACGCTGTTACCGCTGATGAGCTGATCAAGGTACAGGGCAAGGTCAAGGATGCATTCCAGGCCAATGCCTGCTGGATTATGTCCCCGGCCACAAGAGAAGCGATCCGGACTCTGAAAGACGGAGAGGAAAGATATCTCCTGAACCCGGACTACAGGGAAGAGTTTGGCTACAAGCTCCTTGGAAAGCCGGTCTTTGTTTCCGACAATATGCCCGACATGGCAACCGGCAAAACCGCCATTTACTACGGTGATCTGTCCGGTCTGGCACTGAAGATCTCTGAGGATCTTAACATTGAGGTCCTTCGTGAGAAATTTGCCACCGAACATGCAATCGGCGTTGTTGGCTACATGGAATGCGATGCCAAGATCGAAAACGAGCAGAAGATCGCAGCCCTTGTGATGGCCTGATGACTGGAGGTGCAGCCAATGAAGATCAAAGCAAAAGTTTCCTTCTGCGGCGTGCTATCCATGGGCAAAGGAGAAGTCAGAGAGTACAGTGATGAAGCCGTGCTCTCTGATCTGCTTAAAGCCGGGTACATCGAGGAAGTAGTGGCCAAAGAGACAACGAAGGCTGAACCATCCACCAAAAAGAAGGCGGTGAAGTCCAGTGGCGTCAATAAATGATTTAACAACTCAGGATGTATCAGAATTTCTGAGGCTTGACGAGGATGACAGCCTGATGCTGACTCCGATCATGAGCGCGGCGAAAGCCTACATCATGGATTACACGGGTATGGCAGAAGAGGATCTGGACAATCACGAAGACCTTTTCATTGCTTTTATGGTCCTGTGTCAAGATATGTATGATAACCGTGCGATGTATGTAGATAAGGACAATGTCAACAAAGTAGTGGACAGTGTACTTTTCCGACACCGTACGAACTTTTTATAAGGCAGGTGGTTATCTATGTATATTGACCCGGGAGACCTCAATAAAAGGATCCAGATTGTCAGCCTGTCTGACGGTGAGACCTATGACGATGAAGGCCACAAGG